TCTTTCTCAATTTCACTGTCTTCCATCATATCTGCTTCTTCAACTTGTCCATTTTCTTTAGCCATCTTAATACTCCTTTAAATTACTTATAAGTTTTTAATAAAATTTTGAAATAGTTTAATCTTCTTTTCTTCTAATCTAGCCTTTACGGTATTCTTAATTTCCTTCCGAATGTGATACTCAACTTCACCTGTCAAACTAAACTCTTTACCTTCCATGATGCCATTAACAAATGCGTCAGGAGCAGATGGGTCAGAAACAATATCAACTGTAGAAAGTACAAAATCATCTTGTACTTCATTTACACCAGACTTATTTGTTTTTATTGAACCAAGTCCTCTTGAACTAACACCCAAACGAACACCAGACTCAAGAAGATTTTTTACAATCTTACCATTTGGTGTATCAATAATTTTTGCTTTACCAATGAAATTTTTTCCATCTTCGTGCAATTCTGTGATGATATGAGAAACCCTATCAAGATTAACAGAGGGGCCTGAAGGATGTCCAAGTTCACCTAATGCTCTATCTTGTTTTACAAATTTCTCATTAAATTCTTTTACTTGTTTTTTAAGAACATTATAAGGATAAACACGACCATTCTGATTCTGAATATCAGACTGCATGAAGATACCTTTAATATATTGTTGTTTGTTTTTACCTTCAACAATATACTCTACTTCATTAGTATGTTCTGTTATTAGTTTCATTTATTTCTCCTTTAACTTTTTAAATCTTTCTACTTCTTTTTTTCTAATCTGTGGTAAAAGTTTCTTTGCTATTTTGTTAATTACACCTTTTTTCTTACCAAGTTTTTTTTCTAAATTCTCCCTACTTGATAATGACAATTCGCTTTTATCTCTACCTTGCAACATCTTTTTAGCAATAATATTTCTAGCAGTTTTTTGTGCTCTTTTTTGTAATGTCTTGGAGTCAGCTTTTCTATTTAATGCTCTTTCACGTTTTCGTGCAATAATACCACTTTTAGCTTTCATCACACGAGAACGCTTCATTCTTTGTTGTATTGTTAGAGCCTCTTCCATTTTACTTTTCCTTTTTTTCTACTTCCTTTTCAGATGCAGCTGCTTCTGCTTCTTTTTTCTGAATTGCAACATACTGAAATGCATTCTTAAAATCATCAATTGCAGAGTATGCTTTATCTCTCATAAGATTTGCAAAGTCTGAATTTGCACGCGAAAACTTTTTATCAATAACATTCTGTACCAAGCTTGCTTTTATTTCATCACTCATTGTAATTCCTTTCGTCTAATATAAATGATTCATCGTTTATTTTTTCTCTTATTACATTTTCATCAATCTTGAATTCAACAGAAGCTTCTAGGATTGATTTGTTGATTCTTTCAATACCATACAAATCTGTAAGTCTGAAAGCATACTTTATTGCTTCATTGATTTTTTCTGAATTATCAGCTGAAACAATTTTGTTCTTATAATTATTTAGAAAACTAGATTTAGAAATACTCATTATTTAATCTCCCTGATAATCCAATAAGTCTGGATTAATTGTTGCATCATCTGGCTCAACACCAGTTTCAATTTTAATCTGTTTATCCATTTCATCAATTTCATCTTCAGATTGTCGGAGAACATTTTTTCTAACCCATTCGTTAGAATAATATTTTCCAATGTATTCATCCAATGATGAAAGAACTTCTAGTCGCTCTCTAAGAATTTCATTTTGTTTTAACTCTGCAAAATGAGAATCTCTTGTCCAAATATAGTCTATTGCATCTTTAATTTCGTACCAATCATCTTCTTTAATAATACCTTTAAGAAGCAATTGTACTCTTAATAAATCTGTAAATAAAGATGAAAATCTTTGTCGTAATCTTGAAATAAACTTAGAAAATTTTACTTCATCTCTGTTAATCTCTGTACTTCGGCCGAGATTAAAGGCAGTTGAATCAGTTCCCTCAATCCTTGAAATAGGAATATTAAGAGACTGATAAAGTTTCTTTCTAAAATATTCTATATCGTCAATCTCACCAAGATTCTGTCCAGAAGGCAAAGTATTAATTTCAGTACCCCGTCCACCCTCTCTTCTTGGTAGCCAGAAATCTTCTAGCATTGACATTTGTTTTTTCTGGTCTTCTACTTCACCAGTTGATGCATTGTATACAACTTTCTGTTTGTACTTATCCATAACAGAACGCAAGTATTGTTCTGCTTTTAATTTGGGTAAGTTACCAACATCAATATAAAAAATTCTACGTTCTGGAGCTCTTGCTAAACGATAGATAACAAGTGAATCCTCAATCATCCTTAATTGGTTATAAGGTTTAATTGATTTATATAGATAACCTATAACAACTTGTTTCTCTGCGTCAATCATTCCAGAATGAACATAAGAGATAGCATCAGTCTGAACTTTTACTTCTTCATTATGTTGTCTACCGCCAGGAGTAAACTGTCCTGTTGCTTGGTCTGGTTTATAAATAAAATATTCTTCTATTTCTTTTACAAACTCAACACCCGTAACCGTATCTTTTTCTTTTTTTATTTCACGAATTTTTTTAATATCAAGTGCATCAACTGAAATTAAATGTTTAATTCCTTCTTTTGGTTTTGTTTTATCAATAACAATATGATGATAAAGTTTACCATCAATATACCATTTTCTAAAAGTATCATAACCAGTTTTATTAAAATCTAAAAGCTTTACGATATTTTTAAATTCATCAGAAATCTTTTTCTTAATTGCATCACTTTGATCTGATTTTTCTAAAGATAAATTTACGGATGCTTTTCCAGTTTCATGCAACACGGCTTCGTTGATAACATCTGTAATGGCTAAGTCAACTTCTTGTGTCATTGCCATTTCCCGATATTTCTGAATAAGAACATTTTCGTCCCTTGCATCAATATCAGTATTTAGATATGTACCTACAAATCCTCCACCTTCGACATATGTAATTGCACCATCATCATTCTCTGGTGTTACAAATGTTTTTTGTGTTTTCTTTTTTGTAACTGAAAAACCAAATAAATCAAAAGCCATATTCTTATCCTTTATTCATTATGAAAGTTAAGGGGGAGAATAAACTCCCCCTTATCAAAAAATTAAGTACCAATACTAACACCAACACCACCAATATTACCTCTAACTTGGAAGTCAATATCAAGACCACTACCCTGTCCATTAGGTTCAGGATTAGAAGAACTATACCAATTATTAACTGCGAAAGTAACCTGAAATTCTTCAACTGAATCATTAGTATCAAATCCCAAATCAATTGCAGCTACATTCGTTGGATAAATGTCTTCCATTGTGTATGTTGCAATTGCTGTACCTGTTCGTGATAACTGTTGAACAACAGCATTACCATAAACATCAGTTGCAGCTACACTTCTAACAGGTTCTCTATGACCTTGAAGAACTTGCATCCATTTTTCAAAATATGACCTAGCAGACCATTCTCCATCATTGAAAACTGTTAATGTCCAATCTTCAAAAGTTCTGTCGCCAGGAACTTTCAGTTGACGGCCTCGGTAAGGAACATCAACATTTCCGATGGTAGAAGCAGGAATACTTGCTGCTTTTCCCAAGAATGAAAAGTTTTTCGTACCAATACCATTAGGGCCTTTTGACATNAAAACTCTGAATTGATTAGGTCTTACACCACCTTGAAACTGACTCTTAAATTCTGCGATATTACTCATTGTTTGTTACTCCTTTATTTTATTATATTTATAAGACTTAACCACCAATTTCTGAGAAAGATACATCAGAACGAGCAGCAATAAAGTTAAGTTGAATGAAGTTAATAGACCTGTTTGGTTTGATATAAATATCACCAACAAAATTATTAGTATCAATAACTTGACCTGTATTGTTTGAACTATCACAAACTACTTTGAAGTCTGTGAGTCCTCTACGTCCCTGTACTTCCCTCAAAAAAGGAGTAACAATATTAACAAATTGTGACCTTGTGAATTCATCATTGAATTCAAACAACATTGCTTTAGCAGCAATCGCGATTGCTTTTTCAAGAACAATGAACAACCTACGAACATTGATTCTATCAAATGCTGATGGAACTGCTAACATAGTCTTATCACCAAACAATATATTACCAGCTCCTAATTGTGTAGTAATAGGGTTAATACCACCTTTATAAAGTTCATCTCTATCACCTTGGGATGCATCCCAAGAAGGTCTTACAATATTTTTAATAACACCTCTGTTTAGACCTGCTGGTGAAAACCATGCATCGTTAGTGAAATCAGTTCTTGCACAAAGACCAGCAATATCACCGTTCATTGGTACATTAATAAAAACATCACGGTAACGATCATATTGGTATTTCCATGCATTATCCATAACACCATAACTAGAAGAACCAATAGCATTTTTCTGAGAAACAATAGAAGCAGTTTGACTATCTACAGCTGCATTAACTACTGATGCTCTAGTAGGTGAAACAAATGCTATACAATCTTTTCGTGCTTCTGCAAGATTAACAAGATGTTGTGCAGTAGCCTGTAGAGCAGGGCCACCTATAAGTAGTGATATATCTACTGTTTCAGCATCTGCAAACATATTATATGCTATTTGTTCTTTAGCAGGTGTAAGAGGATAAGTTCCATCAGAACCACCAGCAAGAGAACCACCGATAATCTTATCTGCATCAGACGCTGCATTTATTAATTTAAAAGTGTTTCCAGCTTTTAATGAACCAGCATCAACTTCTGAACCTGAATCAGTTGTTGAT